CATGAGGGTATCCATATAACATTAGTGTTGTTACCCAATCTGATAAGTCTTTTTGTCGTTGTGGATGACTGTAATCTCTGGGATCATGTGGTGAACGACCATCCAGTGCATATGAATTGTTTTTATAGGTTTCATCATTGTTTTCACCATTTACATCTGCACGATTGTGAATTACTTCTATGGGTAAATTTTTTATTCTGTTCATTCTGACACAAACATTGTAGATCCACCAGTCTGAATGATTAACTGGTGATACACATCCAAATATTTCTGTCCATTTTGCTGGTATGATGGGAAACAGTGCAAAGGGGTGTGGTTGATTAACACAAGGCATGCGTAACAAACCAAAATAGTTTTTATTTTGCCACACCAAACTGTCCCAATTGTCTGTGAGCATTTCTGCATCATCATTCCAGAACATCAACAAATGGCCTCGACTGGCTTCTGCTAAACTGTTTACATAAGTGTTCAAGTTCAGATAACCTTGTGGCTCACACTCTGCTACTTGTGTGTTGGTGTTATATTTTTTCATTAACTGAATCCAATCACCATTCTCAGCAAAGTATTCTGAACTTTCTGTATCATCATTATCGTATGCGATCAGAATTTCCAGATTGGCAGGATTTTCTGCACGTTCTAACAGGCTGGTAACACTTTTAGTTAGTGCCTGTGTTCTCTTACGAGTTGGTAACAGTATGCTGATGTTCATATTCTTCCAGTATTTCATAACCCAGTAAGCCAAATTTACGCATGGTTTCCACAATGGCATTGGCACAATGTTCTTCTGTTTGGTATGTGAATGTTTTATCAAATGTTTCTTTTTCTTTTGTTTGTGGATTTCGATATTGTGTAAATCTGACTTTTTTTGTGTGCATGTTATTCCTTAAATGGGTCCTGAGTGCCACCGTTGCTCAAACGATTGTATGTTTGTGGCCCATACTTTTGACTTATTTCATAACGTCTGTATACGGCACCTGAACGTAATTTTTCAAATGCTTGTTGTTCTGGTGACAGACTTTGCCAATCTGATACACAACGATCATAACATTCTTGTGCTGGATTTTTATCCAGTTGTAAATTACTCAGATCTGGTATCATCTTCTTCTCTGTGATTGACATTTTCTCTGTTGCCACCAAATATTCTTTCCCAGTTGTCTTTGTATGCCTGTTCATTACCTGAACGTCTTGCACTACCTTTGCCACCATGTGTAGCACCTTTTCTGGGTGTAAATCCTTCCGAGCGATCTCTGGCCGCCTTGAGTGTAGGATTTTCATTTATAATTTTTTCGTTTTTGATCCACTGTTTACTGTTTTTAGGTGGAATTACATTGTCTGCCATTACATCATTCTCCCGGTTGTTCTATATGATTTATGCGATCCTGTAATAGGAATCTGTTTTAATGGAAATAATTTGTGAGTCACATAACGCAATGCATCAGTTATGTGGTCATAGCCTGAGTCTTTGTCTACCACTTTGGTGCCTTCTTTGTATGAATGTTTGATCAAACACTCACGTGTCTTTTTGCATTTGGGATCAATAAACAATCGCCTTTCGCCATTGGTGTTACACAACATGGTGTTCACACTGGCAACTGCTTCTGATACAGGTGGGTTGCTGGGGTCTACAACCAATCGAAATCCATTGTTTTGCAATATGATGTGATCTGATAATCCTGGTGAGTTGGTTGTGCGTTTAGCACCTGATGCATCTGGATACACAAACATTTGACGTTGTGTGCCATAACGATTGCGTAACTCTGTGACCATCTCAAAAGTGTTTGAGCCATATATTTCTATTTCATCAAACACATGCAACCAATCTGCACCTTTGGCACATATAACAGCACTCATTGGGCTGTTGTTAAAGTCCATGCCTATGTGTAATGGTGTTCTGGCATCAGCAAAGCCTGGATATGGTTTGATGTTCTCTTCTGAATATGCATAAAATATTTGTCCAGCCCATGTAACAAACCTGGCACAATATTCTTGTTCAAATTCACGTTCTGATAAATCACGTTTGGCCGCTTCTATTTCTTCAGGTGGCACATTGCCACCTTCTAATGTGGTAAACTGCCAACTGGCCCAATCTTCTGTGTTACCTGAATTAGTCCACAAATCAAAAAACCAATTGCCTTGTCCTTTGGGTGAGCCTATAAACAGTGCATGTCCACCAGTATCTGATAATGTGGGACGTAACACCTGAAACCACACTGTGGGGTTCATGTCTGCAACTTCGTCTAATACTATAAAATCATATTTGGCACCACGCAATGCTTCATAATTGTCTGCACTACGCAATGTGATGCGGCTGTTGTTTTTCAGGGTGATGGTTAATTCTGATTCATTGATCTTTTTGACCCAATTACGATCTAATAACTGACCTTTTAATTCGTCCCAGATGATGTTTTTAACCTGTTTGTATGTGGGTGCAATGGCTAACACACGTCTGTCAGGAAACCTGGCAAACTTTGCCAGTTCATTCATGGCCAAATAACTTTTGCCAAAACGTCTACCAGCGGCAACAACTCTAAAACGACTATTGCTGGCACTGATTTGTTTTTGTGGCTCAGTTAAATTCATTGGGTTTAAGATTACTCTCTGCTGTAAATGCCATCATGGCACCAGGTATGCCCAACAGTAACCACCATGGGCTAATCACACCAAATATCACACAGCCATTAATTAACAAACTGTGAAGTGCAAGACTGTTTAGGGGGCGAGTTTGAGCGGGTCGACGTGGTATCTGCATATCTATATCCTATAAAAGCGGGTTGCCTCTGTGAATCCCTACTAGGTCTGACATTCTTCAGGCAGAGGTCTTACACCCTGTTAAAACGTTAATCTGTTTGTTGTTGTTCTGTGTTATCGGTTATCCAGGGCAGTATCTTGTCTTCATCTGTATTGATTGGAGTCTCTGACTGTCCCAGCATTTGTTTACCTAACCAGATCAACATAACTCTGTCATGTTTGTTGAGTGCTAAATCTAATTGAGCCTTGCGTAAACGTTGCTTCGTTATAATACGGTTTTTGTCGATTATATCACGAAAGTTATCCACAAAGGTTTGTAGTGGAACACCAAAAAAATCTGCCATTTCTTTGTTTGTGCAGTGGTATTGTGCTAATTGTGCAACTTGTTCTTCTGGTATAACCACTTTGTCGCGACCAATAACACGACCCTGAACGGTTTTCTCACCATATTTTACATTGGTGACCTGATATGGGGTATTTTCTTGATCTAATCGTTCGCCTTGCTCACTCATCTTTGCAACTCGTGTAAATCAGAATGTTTAATTACATTCTGTATGCTTTTTTATTTATCTGAATTGCTGTTTTTTGACTGTTTTTTGCGTAGATCTATGGTTTCTCGTTGTGAAACCACTGGACTCACAATGGTGTTAGCCCAATACACGGTGTTTTTCAGTTTTATATAATCTGACTCACAAAAATGTTTTAATTGTGCTATGTCTGCTTCTGTGAGGGGTAATGCTTTGGTTGCAGTGTCTTGTATTTGAGGGCTAAAATTACTTTCACGTAATTTGAATAGTGCATCGGCTTGTAATTGCTTTTGTTTTTGTGTGTCCATGTCGATTATATATCAGTCACAGATAAAAAGGGGGTCATTTTACTGACCCCCAGGTGTATCCATACACATACACACCACACATATTGAACCTCGATCGGTTCAATACTATTTATATCGTTCATTAAACTGACTGATTAACATCTGCCAGTGGAGGTAATCTGTATGTTCTTTTGAATTCTCCAATGCCCATTGAGCACGAGTTTCTGGTTCTATGTATGAATATGCAATAACTTGTGTTTGTGCAAACTGAACTGTTTGACCCAAAAAATTTTCCCATGGATTGTCCTTGACTGCATGAAGGTTACCACTCCATACTCGTGCCAATTTTCCAAAGTTTTCTGGTGTTGGATCCCATCTTGGTGTTTTCATATAGTTTACTTACTCCTGGCAACACTTCGTGTTACCAACAAATGGTTCTCGCTTCGACTCGAACACATTTGTATTTTTTTCATTTCGAACATATGAATGAACAAAGCGAAGCGATATGACTTTCGACAGATGTTCGAGTCAGACGGAACCGGTCGCGATTCCGTCCTCTTTCGACGAGTGTCCTTCGTCTTTACGGACCAGGTATTTTACTATTGGCAATGGACTCTGCTACTTTTCCAACCTGGAGCGACATGCTTACGCATTAGCAACTTCGTTACCGTTATATGTTGCCTGTTTATGCCAGTATGTTCAATATCGACCTAACAGAATAAAGTCTATGTCAATCCTTGAAACAATGTGTTGTCTTGTTTCTCTACCCTACATCCTTATTTCAGGCTGGATTTCTACTATCCAAGGAGGGTGTCTCAACATTTCTCAGGTGCGTTTTCTCAGGACGCCTTTGACCTCAGCCAATTAATCCGGTGGCCAACCTTATGTTCTGTTTGTTCGGCATTCAAGTTCTTGAACAACTAACTTGTAGCCTTTTGAGTTAGGATCAAAATTTAATCCTACCCATTTTAAATAATCTAGTGGTAAATCTTTTAATTTAGTGCCTTTGTATTTGCCAGAAATGGGCCATGATGTGTTTTGCCATGTCTGCATAACTTTTGCAGTGTCATAATTATTTTCACTGCTATAATCATGCGGTTTATGTTGATGTTTTACTCTTTGCCAATCTATCTTTGCCATGTTTGCCTCAATGTAAATTTACTTATCTGTTTTGCCCTTTTTTGCCTGAAAAACAGGTGATTTTGAGTTATTTTGCTAAATACTATATGTAACAGGTTTAAAATATTGTTGTCTTAATGTTATCGATAATATTTCATTCCACAAGTGAGTCTCCAGATTCACACTCAAAAAACTAAAAATTGCCATTTTAGATTTTCCCTAAAAAAGGAAACCTGTTACAACTGAAGTAATATCAGCCACGATTTTTTACTTCACTCCTAGAACATTGAAAGTTCGCATGCCCCCAGCAATGGGGGCTTTTTCTTTATGCATAAAACATATCCCAAACTTCATTCATAACATTGTCACGATCAAAGTTTGCAATAGGTTGAAACTTGCTGTCTGCATTTATGATGTCTGGGTGTCCACGTTTTGCTTTAAACACACCTTCTATAACTATGCATTGTTCAGGATGTAACTCCATAATCTCTAACAAATCTGCCCAGTTATCACTGTTAAAATTGTTATCTGATACATAAGTTTTAAACAGTTTGCCAGTGTCAGGATCTATAAACTCAATGATGTTATACATTTCCTGATTCCGTTTGCTCCATTTACGCTCTTTGTTTACCACAAATAATGTTTTACGCATTGTCATCTCCAAACCATTTACAATCTCTAGCGTCCTGATAACGTGGGTGTTCAGGATGTAACCAAAACTGATCTCTGCGTCTGCTACCATTAACAGGCTCAGGCAGATTTCGTGTTCTGTTTAACAAATTAGGGTTATCTTCTGCATAGTATGCACTTTCATAGTGATCTTCATAGAACATAATGGTGTTAAAACTTAAACCACGCTCTATTGCTATCTCCATTTGTGTTTTACCATATCTGCGTTCATAACGATCTGGTTTTGCCGCTCGCTGAAATGGTGTGCCATAGTTACGCACTCTCATGTGTAAGGCATCACATGTAACACCTTCTTTTTCTGCTAAGTCTTGCACCAAGTATCCCCACTTAGACTGAAATCTCGTGGGTTTGTGCTTTTTGTTTTTGAATGTTGCCATTTTATCTCCTTAAAACAAACTATTATTTGTTTGTATATGTTTATTTAGTTGTTTTAACAAAATAAGGGCAAGAAAATGGGTCAAAACGAGTCAAAAAAAGCCCCCAATTAAGGGGGCAAAAGGGGGAAAATAAAATGACTGAGATTTACTACAGTCAATATTAATTATGTGTTTCTACTCTGCGTCTTTATTATTTTGGTTATAAACTTCTGGATAATTACGCCAACAGTTATCTTTGGGTGTTGTTATCTCTAAATGATGTGGATTTATACACCGTTTGTTATGACATTTATGCCCTATCCAGGTATCTTTGTCTAAGGGTGTGTCATAATACACAGCATACACATATCTGTGTAACATTGTGCTTTTAGATTGGAAATATCGGTTATCTTTTAGTGGTTTGTGTGCATAACCTTTGTCTGCTCGATTGTGTTCCCAACAATTACCTTTATAGTGTTTGCTTCTAACTGCCTTTGAAAGTGCAAAATGTCTGCACATTGAATAAAAATCTGTTGATGTATTTTTGCCCACTTATTTTCCCCATTTTATTTTCCAGCCTTTTTAATTTCACTTTTAGCCCAGGCTAATGCACTTGTTCCGCCCCAACCCAGATAACTTTGTATGCTTTTTGATGTTTTTGCGTTTTTGCCCTGTGCTTTTGCTTTTAGATAATTTGCTCGATGTCTGCTTAAAAAACTAACCATGCGTTTTAATGTGTTAATGCTGATATTAGCACCACGTGCAAGGTCTGCGGCACGTTTAACACCTACTGGTGTCATTGCTTTTCTGCTGTCAGGCACGTTCTCCCTTGCTTCTAGAGCACGTTTTGCGGCGTTTCTCACACTTGCTGGAGGTTTTGGCATTACATCATCCTTTCTACTACAATGGCAACCAATGTTGTTACAGCAATGCCCATGATCCACCAGATACGACTGTCTAAACGATCTAACTTGTGGTTAAATTCTTTTCTGGTTTCTTTTACTTCTTCTTTTAGTTCGTCTATATCTTGTGCCATATGTGCAAGGTGATTATTTTTAATCGTATCTATTTCATTTGCTAGTTGTTGTGTGGTTACCCTACTCATCTTCATATCCTACTTTATTTCTTAAGTTTCTAAGTTCTACAGCATCTTGTAAAATTAAACATGGTATCGGTGTGCTGTTTCCACCGTGTTCAGGATGACTCCATAACCATTCAATACCTGTGTCTCTGGCATTTTCTGCATCGCACATGGCTTCTAACCATGCACTGTCTTTGCCATCACAGGTAAAAACCAGTGCTTCAAATTTACTGTGTTTGAAGCAACTGATAACTGTGTTTGCTTGGGATGGTGTATACTCCCAAACTAAAATCTTTTCGTCTTGCATTGCTCTATAAGCCCAGGGACATACTGATTTTATATCAGTAAAATATTTGGGCCAATCAACCTCTGCGAGAACCTTTTCCTTTCCCACCGCGTTGACTCTTTTTCTTTTTACCCATATGCTTTGCCATGGTAACTCCTCTTCCTAGTTGTTGTTTTGTATATAAGGCTTTTACGCCACTGCTTGTAGTAGCCATATTAAACTCCTAACTCTGCGTCTATTTGATCTGTAGTTGTGATATCACCATGCAGAATTTTATGTAAAACTGGTCTGGATAAATCATTTTCACCATAATTTTCCATACAATATTGTATAAGCTCTTTCATTGTCATTTACTCTTTTTTGTTATGCTGAGTCTGCTTTTTACACCTCTGGCTTTTGCCAAACGTTGTGCAGTTCTCATGCCTTCATTAAAACTGGGTGAACTTTTAGTTAAACTTCTGCCGCCACGTCTAAAATAACTAGCACCAGCACGATGTCCACCACAGTTTGTTTTACATTTATCACCTCTCCAAGTAGCCATATTATTTCCTTTTCTTTTTATATCCGCTTGCTCGGATTGCTCTACCCTGTCGTTCGGCTTGTTCGCGGGTTTTATATGTTTTGCCGCTGGTGCCCCAACGATAGCCACCTTTAACCTTTCTAACTGGCATTATCTGATCTCCCATTCTGTTCCAGTCCAATATCTGGTTTCTTCATATACAATACCATCATCAGGATCTGAAATATCTGGTGGTTCTACTGATGTATAACCATATACACTTTGATCTAAAAATTCTAGATATCCATTACCAGAATAAAAACCA